ACTTGTTTCTTATAAACATCCACCGCTGCTTTTTCCTTTGCCCCGATAATCTGACCTAACTTCTCCGTGTTAAGAACTCCGTCCTCACCAACAAGACCGTCTGCATCTTCGCCTACTATGCCGATATCTGCTAATGCTTTAAGTTGCTCCATCTTTTTGACGGTTTTTTCAAGATCGGCAACTTTATTCATTGCGTCTTCGGTTGCTTTATTAGCTCTCTCGATGTCGGTCAAGTTTGAGTTGTTAAGTTCCTCAATCTGCTTTTGAAGGTCTTTTACCTTGTCGGCATCGGCTTTATACATATTTGCCTTATCCTCGGCTTTCTTAACCTCTTTCTGCATATGATTGAGGTAATCTGTGATCTGCTCGTCTGTGGGTTCTTCGATACCCCAAGACTTCATCAATTCTTTTGCTTCTGCTCTCGTCATTTTTACTTTCCCTTTCTGCCACCGCTTTTTAACGTAGGTTGCTTCTACTTGGCTTGCCATTTACGCATGGTTGCTTGTATTAAAAAAACGCCCCGAAGGACGTTAATTTTTGTTAACGGTACGCCCGGCAAGACGCACCGCCTGATAGAAGGTAACTATATGAAAAAAGAAAACCATTAGTTGTATAAACAAACGCACCGACAATTTATTAAATTCTCGGCACTTCCGTTAAGAAAATCATGTGGGAAACGCATTTCGTCATTTCCTACACGGAACATTTCATTGATAGGAACTACAACACCGTCTACCTCGGCGTGATCGTACCTAACTTTGTCATCGTTTTCTGTAATCCAAGTCTTAAATCCCTTGCCACTATTGACCGCGTTTTCATAGTCAACGTAGTTATATGCCGAATTGCTTTCGTTCTGGGCAATCAGCAAGGCTCTATCCTTTGACAAGTAGTAATCTTCGTTTGGGTGTCGGTTTGTGGTATCAATGATTTCGTCTACCAACCGCGGTATGTAGTCCGGCTCATGTGGTACATCCTCAAAAACGTATGTCAACCTATCTATGAGTGAATCCCGGATTGTTTCGGCATCAAAGGTTTCTGTTTTCAGTTCCCTTAACACTTCATCTACTACCTCGGACTCCCGCTTATCGGTGATATTCCTTAAATCAAAGTTCGGTTTCAATATGTTATCTGTCAACTTTTTGACATATTCAAGCGATTTTGATATGTTTTCCTGCCTATAAGCGTCTTTAAGGCGGTTTTCCAATTCATTCTTGGTTATGTTCTTCGCCTTAACCTCACTTTCAACTTTAAGGAAGGTAAATGTATAATAAATCGCCTCGTAAAGTGAATATGCAAAATCACACCGTTTCTTTTTCTCATCCTCGGACAGTTCCATTGTCGCAAAGAACCGCTTTAACTGATTCAGTTCGTCAAATTTCGGCATCCTCGACCTCAATTACTTCGTTCGGCTGTTCTTTTGGTACTTCCGTAGGATATAAAATCTTCATTCTCGGTGCTGATTCAATAGCTACTTGTTCAGGGTCAGCAAAGAAACCTACGGATTTCAGTGCCCTTTCAAAATACACGCCGCTGTCTAACAGAACCTTGAGTGTTTCTGCCTTTGTCAGCATATTATCCATCTTGGAACGGCTTATCTTGATTTCGATATCTGATACTTTAAGGCTTGTCTGCTTATCAACCGAAAGTTTGTATAACAGAATACGCAAAAACTGCTTTTCAGCCTTTTTGAATGACGGTTCGGACAATTCCGCTCTTTTTTCGCTGTCGAGATAACCGTTTCGAAGCGATACCGCACCCTGCGTGTCACCACCCGTATTACCTTCGCGGTTTGCTATACCCTGAATAACCAAAATCGAATTGAAAAGATCGTCTTTTGCGACCTGACTCTCACTTTGGTTAAGTTCGGAACTCATAATATCAACATCAGCTTTGTTTTCGCCATTGTTGGATTTGACGATAAACGCACCCATCTGCCGCAGTTCCTTGAACTTATTGCCATCCATTTCACAGTTTACAAACTTAATAAAGGATTGTACGAACTGTGCTATGCCATCCTGCCTATCAGAAGCCATTTCATTTATAGCATCTGATAAGGATATCGTGATTTCTACATCCGATATACGGTTTTCGTTGTTGGGATATTCAATAACCGGGATTGCCGTAAAACCATTTTCACCGCTTTGGGCAATCTTGTTATTGATGATCTTGAACCATTGACTCTTTGTATAAACAAAATAAAGTGTCTTATTATTCTCGTCCTTTATCTTCTGGAACGAGAAAGCCGGAATATTATTGTTGTAGTAAACAACCGCCGTTGTTCTGGGATCAAGAACGTCTATTCTAAAGTTTGTTTCGTCTAAAAGGCTTGATCTTCCGTCATCATTGGCAATAAGACGAAATGACGTACCGCAAATACTGCGCCAACGTGCAAGGCAGATATCAGAATATGCCTTATCCTCGTTCTCCATAATGGCGTTAAGGTCGGCAATTTCCTTTGACTTGTTTTCGTCAGTTCCGCGAAGTACATACTGTATGGGTTCACTTGCGATATCTGCCGTTTTAGTTTCGACAATAAAATAAGCCGTGTTGTTCACGACTTTATTGTTGATTTCAGGTCTAACTTGTTTTTCTCTGTATAAAACGGGTTGATTGCCAAGATAATAATTGTATAGGTAGTCAATTTCTTCGGCGTTCTGGGTGAAATCTTTTAGAACTTTGGATAATTCCTTGCAGACATTATCTCGTGTGATTTCTGATGCGTTCGTGTATAAGACTTTACGCCCAAATGAATTGTGACATACCTTATTGAACGGCAAACTGTTCTTGATGAGGTCTTTCATGTTTTCTCCAATGAAAAAAGGACGGAATAACCGCCCTTGACACTTCTACAATTTTACTATATATCAAATAACACAACTAACGTCAAGCACAACTTTCACATTTTGAAACTTCACATGAGATTGTCTGATCTTATTGTTTTTCTCAAACATTTCAATGCCCGATTATTTTTCATGTAAACTGCATCCTTTGATATGGGGTGTTTTTTCTTCTTTGATAGGATTTGCGCTATCTCATCCATTGACTTAAACTCGATATAGTGCATATATACTATGTCCTGCCAATCCTCACGGGGTAATGTAAAGATTTCCTGCTTTGCTTTCAGTTTCTTATCAGCAAAATCATCTATCAGTTCGTCAAGTTCATTTTCGGCAATAATTATCTTGCAGATGAGGTTTGCAAGTCTATCCTCACCCGAATTTTGCACACGCTGATCCATCGGTACACTTAAAGACACCGCCGCTGCCCGAAGTTCGTCCACTCTCTCTTGTTTACGTCTGATTATCTCGTTAAGTTCCTTCAATTCATCGTACATCAGTAACCCCCTTCGTACTCCGAAAGCCACTCCTTCAATGCGACATAGGCTTTCGCAAACACAAGTTCCATATCGGTATCATTCTCCGATACAATGATTACGTCTTCCCCAACATGAGGACTATTGGGGTAATCTGTTGCGCATCCCTTTTTGTAGACGTAAATCGCCCAATCCGTGATCTTTGAATAGTGGATATCCAAGTGCATTGGGAAGTCTTCTGCTTTTTCATCGAAAAATCTTAAAAATTCATTCATACTCACACCCCTTCAATGTAATGCGGCTCACTATCGCCTAAACAAGTTACTTCTATCCTCTCATTATTCATCCGACTATCTTTAATCACATGGCTTCCGCATAGTGCTTGCTTGATAATCTCTGGATCAACTTGCTTGAAAATCCCCGGGTCAATTTTTAGCGTAAACATTCGCATTTCTTCAGGAAAAACCGACCCGCAATACTCACATCTGCCGTTATTTAGTTCTGCTCCGCAATTCCTACATTTCATGACGAAACCTCTTTAGTATTTCCTTCTTTGCTTCTTCATCTGTCATTCGTAATTTCAAAGTAGTACCATCCTTGCTTACCATTTTCACCAGGGTTTTGAGCAAAAGTTCTGTTTTGTCTTGCCTAACAAAATCTATGGTGAAAATATGCTCTCCGGCTGTTATATCAGGTAAATCTTTTTCCTCATGTACCGTCAAAAGGAAATCACCGTCAAAGTCTATTCTTTCTACTCGGTAAATATCTTTCCCGTCTATTGCAGGGATAATAAAACTTGCCATACCACACCTCACCTAAAAGGATTCATTATTACGTCAACTATGCCGTTTCTTTGCCGTTCGTACACCCTAGCGGTCTGCGCAAGGTTATCAATCGCATCATCCGTCTTGTTCTTACCTTCCGTAGTCCAGATAAAGACGTGATTTAAGGCTAATTGATACTGATTCGACCGGGTATAGGTCGCGTTCTTCACGCTTTCGTCTATAAATTCAAGATTCTGCTTTACCCAATCTGAATATCCGATTATCTTCTCTTCCTTGCTCATTCCTTCCGGCGCGGTAAAAGAAGTCATTTTGCATCGGTAATATCCTGCGTTATGTAAGGCTTGGGTTAGTTCATCATCAAATACTCGACCTATGCCGTTTCGTTCGTAGTGAACTTCGCTTATCCCATGTGCCATTATCTTCGCCACAAGCATAGGAATAGTCTTACCCTTTGTTTCTTTGGAATAAACCCAATCAATGACGGGTTTCTTTTTTCTTCCCGCTACCTCGGCTATGATAGTCATTGATAAGTAATCTCCACCACCAACCGCAGGATCAAGGACACCGATTATCTTGTTGATCTCTCCGGGTATCTCACCATTGAAATAATTAAGTTCATTTTTGTTAATCAAGATACCTTCCCTAACGAACGGTGCTTGTTGGTATTTTGCCATCCATTCAGGTTCATCTAACCTCTCACGCATCTCACGGTAGTAAGCCGTAGTGAATCCGTTGATAGGGTAGTCAAAGTTGGACTCGTCCTTTTCGTTTAAGGCAGGGATTTTTCTAAATCGATACAAAGGATCATCACCGTACATGGTTTCCATACGGTAAAGCGGATCGTAGACGTTCCACAATGTACCTATCATCAACTCACACGCACCGGGGAACAAAAACTCAATGTCAATGTCAAATCCTAAATTTATCTCGTTCGGTTCGGGATCGTAACCCGATTTACGGTCAACCATCTTGTTAAGGTATTCCTGATATGTGTTCTCCATACGGGTAGGTGACAAGGAATGTTCGCGATCTCGTACCAAATCGTCAACATAAAGCCACCCATCCCATGAAACGTCTATTGCACCCGTCCATGTGGCATCTATCGAGCGGCAGGAAAGTGTAGAAAACCTATCCGGCTTGTCAAGGTTAATGGTTAATTCTTCTGCGCTCTTGTCGCGTATGACTTTTCGTGCATTTTCATGCCAAAATTTGTAAATTTGTGCAAATCTGTACTCTGATGTGTCTATGAGGTTCAATAGTTCCCTATAAAATCCCCTTGTGAGTACGCCAGAATGACCGCCCATAGCACTATGACTATTAGGGCGGCGCATAGCAAGCCACGTTAAGCCAAAAATGGCAATCGTACTCTTACCCGTCCTCGCAGGGAGCGATACACCCAAGAATTTGATACGTCTGTTCACTAAATCCTCAATGTCATGTGCCACTACGGATAATGGGTTCATTCTTGGCAGATAAAACCTCTTATCTTGCGGTCTGTCCTGCTCCATGAAGAACATATAAGCTTCTAAATCCCAAAATGACCGAAGCAGACAAAGATTATAAAACCCATCAAGCAGATATGTGCCGCCGTATTCCTTTGTCTTGCGTTCCATATCCCAAATATCAGCAAATCCCGCCATTTTGACCGTATTAGTCACCTTTTTCGCGGCTTGAAGTGCCAATTCCCTACCGTATCGGTATTCTTTCAACGTGAAAATGGCATATGTCGCATAATTGACATACGCTTCAAGTGCCGACTCACTCAAAATCGGCTCTTTATCAAGTTGCGTTACCAAACCTTTAAGATCGTCTAATTCAGCCATTGTTCAAACTCTTCGTTGAATTGTATAACTGCATATCCAAGTTCTGTTTCCGCATGGTTATATCCGTGCGCCTGAATGGACACTCCCCTTTTTCGGGTATCTCAATCAATGCCCTGCATAACCCTTCGTTGTTTGCAAAGCACTCCCTTTTACACACGCCGTTTCTGATCCACTCCGTCATCCTTTTCAATCCTCACCCTTGTTTCACGGTGCTTATCATCCCAAAACCGCACCTCGATACCCTTCGCGCCAGACCGCCGCATCATCTCTTCTGCTATTATCAAAAATCCTACTCTGTGCATATCTCAAAACTCTCAAATATCGCATTGCCTAAAACCCGGACAAACTTCTCGTCATTTGCCAAGTCCTCATACCCTAAATGGTTCAATATCCCGTGCATCATCTCATGCACTATCGTTGATCTCTTCATCTCATCCGGCAACTCACCGTTTATCTTTATCAGACACTTCGGGTAGTCGATCATCCCAAAATGACACTCCGAGTCAAACTCATTCTTTACCTCAATTACCTCATGTGGTACTCCGCAGATTCTTACTTTCATCTTCTCTCCTCTTCGCGTAAGCGAAAAATTTTTTGGGATTTTTTATCCCGAAATAGCAATAATTTGTCATTAACCCTCGGCGTTATACCGATTTTATTCCTAATTGTTGTTATTTAGTATGTTGTAACCTCTATCTCACCATTTTCGTACTCGATACAGCCGACTACATCCCCGTTTTCTACATAGCCACGCTTTTTTCTGATGATATCTATATTGTTCCTAACGTGCTTAATTCCATGCTCTTTCAGGTATCGCTTATAGTAAGACATATCCGATATTTTAGATTTTGGTGATAGATTCATCATTGCCTTACATTCACTTGTACCTATCTGACCGTGGATGTATTTCTCAATAGCATTGCTTAACCTACTGTCATTAGTTTTATGCGGTCTTCCCGTAATTTTCTTATTTTGGTAATCTCTTATATGCCTTCCGTAGTGAGCCGCCTTATGACATCTGTTACATAGCACCACGATGTTTGATATATTATTCGTACCACCGAGCTTTAACGGCACTACATGATGCAATTCCGTACACTCCGTTGATCCGCAGTTATAGCACACGTTTCCTAAAGCCCGTTCTGCCATTGTTCGGACTATCCCACCGCTTGACCATTCTGTTCTTAATCGTTTGTATTCTTGCTCTCTATCCATGCCTTTTTATTTTTAAAAACTTTTGGGGGTAAGCGGGCGCCCCCTGCCCCGATCTCATAGACCCCCCGGGGGGATTGTCTTTTTTGATCCCCGTTATATATCGCATATAATGTTTCACGATAATGTTTCACAATCTATTCGCTAAAGACGGCTTATGCGAATAGCGTTAAATATTTAACAATAGCCATAAACCGCATAAAATCAACGTTTTTCGCACTTTTGGTTATATTCGTCAATCAGAGTTTTTACCCCTTGACACTATATCTTGTGGCGGTTCTATGTTTTGCGCTATGCGTTTTAGGTCATCAAAAGAAAGTGTTTTTTTAACCGCCTCATGTGCTACAATGTTTTGCCGGGTGTATAACAATCCCGTGTCTATGTCGTTATTAGCTAATGTCAACACGCCGATCGGTGTATTATTTAGCCTATTCTGTATGTATGCTTTACGCATATTTCCGATGAATTCGCGCGCGTCCGTTACATACTGTGCCGCCTTGTCAATTTTAAGTCCCGTTAACCGTTCGAACGCGTAAACGGATGGAAGTATATTCCAAGTTTCAACAATGAGGTTGTATATCTCAATAAGTGCGGATACGTTTTCAGGGTTTAGCATGACATTACAACCGCCGCCCGTGTCCGGCTTAAATAAGTTATTATATGCAACCCTTAAAAATCCGTTTGTCACGTTCGTGTCTGGTTTATCATTGCCCATTTGTAAACAGCATTGCCGGATGATCAAATTGATTTGTTGTGTATAATAGTCTATGTCGATATATTCGATTTTTTGCCCAACTTCTGTATTATTATCCATATTGCGCCGCCCTTCTTCTTGCGTCCTATACCAAAAAGCCGCCGAAAATGCAACCACAAAAAAAGACGGGGTTTTTTATGCCCCGCCCTGAAAAGATCATATATTATTTTGCATCGATCCAATCATACCATGCGCAGAAAGTCTCCCAAACTTCGCATCTTGTTTTATACCTTTTTCCTTTTCCTTTTCTGCGAGTAGGCAACCCGGCGCGCCGTCTATCATTGTTTGTGAATAATGGTTTTATGCTATAATCGTATTTTTTCATGCTATCCCCCTTTTCAAAACAACGGTATTATTTCCGATTCCTGAACAAATGAGTTATAAAGCCGGGCTGCCGCCTCATACGTCATATCACGAGCAATAGTTATTTCATTTTTTACAACACAATATTGATCGTAATTATCACATTCCTTATATACTGTGAGAGTTCCATCTTTTATATCTGCATATGCTACCAACATTTTTTTACCCCCTTTTTATATATCCATTTTTGCAAAGTGCGCTAACTCTTCTGAAATACCCGCCGGATTATTTGCAAATTTTATCATCCATATATCAAAATGATAGTTTAAATATAATTCTAGATTGTCTATGTTTTCCGGCTTTTTTGCTAATGTCCTGATTGCGTCCGTAAATATTTTAGAGTAGTCTTTATTTGTCATGCTTTACCCCCTTTTTATGCTGTCTTTTCTGCCTCATTCCATGCCGCCGCCGTGATTCTTTTTTGTATTTCGTCAAGATCGGATGATCCCGGCGTTACGTTATACATTTTAGCTGTTGAACTATTAAACGGTAAAACAACCCCGATCCCGTGTTTTGATGTCAAAATAAGTGCGTGATGTTTTCTATCGCCCCCCGTTTCAATCTCCCATCTGACACCGTTATATTCTGTTTTTGGGTCGGCTATTATGTTATATATGCGAGCCACTAAAGAAAGATTATAATTTTCACCGTTTACCGTGATATAATGATCGGTGTCTCCGAGTCTCCAACCGTTCGTTTTTGCTTCTGCTATGGGATAATCAAGCGAGTCTTTCATGTCGGCGGGCTTTCTGTCTTTAAGAATAGATAAAAACATTTTAACAATATCGTTGTTCTCGTCATATTTTGCGCCGGATGTCCTGACTGATACCGCGGTTGTCCCGTCTAAATATATACCATTTTCGGCATCTTGTTTTTCTTGCAGTATGTCCGGGATGCTCTTTATATAAGAACTCAAAGCGGCTTTTCTAGTGCTGTTATTATGTTTGATTGTTTGCGCTGTCTCCAAGATGTCAAGTCTGATCCCTGTGATTATTTCTATCATTGTATCGTTGTCCGTATGTCCTTCAAGTGTTCTCAATAATTCAATAAAGTTTTTCATATTATGCCCGCCTTTCTTTATTTGCTGATTCCTTTATAACCGTCTAATTCCAGAGTGTATGTTATAAAATCCGTTATCTCTTTTTTTGTTGCGTGAAACTGTGTATAGCCGATGTTATAGCCTTTTTCGTATGTCTTTTTTTCCGTGTCAATGATACATTGATAAATATTTCCGTTTGTGTTTGGTTTCGTTCCTAGTGTGATTTTCATATAATCGCCCCCTTTTTTAATAGTCACTATTTGCCATAACATAAGAAGCCGCCGCCCGGTATGCGTTGCGCTGTATGTCGGAGAATTTCACAAGGTCAAAAAGCTTTTCAAGTGATAAGTTGCTAATGCCGGGTTTATAAGGAAGCCCGAAAGCTGACAAAGTGTCACAATCTGCATCCCAGTTGATAGCGTATTCATGATTATACATTTCATATTTGAAAGCATCGAACCAGTAATCATAACTATCTTTTGAGGGTTCTTTACTCTTCAAGGCGATCTTGTATAACTCGATCAATCTATCAGAGAATGCCCTATCATTTGTATAAAAGAATCCTATCGGGTTATATATCATCCCTTCGACTTCTTTATCAAATGCCGCGCTTTCTGCTTCATTTGTGCAAATTCTAAACGCTGATATTTTATCGTCGCACATTTGCGGGTAGTAATTCCTTAAATAATATTCTTTGCGTTCTGCTTCCTGATAATCAGCAACCGCCGCCGGGATCATCTCATCCGAGAATAATTTATATTTGAGCGTGTCCGCATACCATGCTTTTAACTCTTCTTGTGTTTTGCCCTTGTGATGTAGTTCGTAATCGTTCGCATAATATAAATGATGATCGTTACGGAATACTAGAGCCGAATAACCAAAATAACCGCCAAGGTCTACCAAATATACATCATGACCGTTGATCTTTAACACCTGATTGTCAAATCCTGTCATGTCTTCGATTGTCAAAGCTTCGATTTCGTGTATTGTGTTATGTGCTTTCATGTTTTCACCTTTTTAACCTTTCTTTAAACGTTTTCAAGTAAGTCGAGCAAATATTTTATAACTGCATCGGGATCGTTTTTAATGTCGTTTGCTATATCATCGACTGTGTTATAATCGCGTTCCCACGGGTCAACGTAGTTATAAAGCCGTTCCGCTAACTGCTGTATTTTGATATTATCTCTCATAATCTCGCCCCCTTCCTTATCTTTTATAAGTCCATGACCTTTTAGACCTTGCGCGGTCTATCATATATTGTGTTGCTGCTTTCTTTGCTTTTTTCTGTTGTTCTGTCATTGTCTGCCTTCCTTCCTTTGTGCTATGTTATAGGAACTTATATTCCACAACCCCCGGCGCGCGGCGCGTTTGATGTAGTTTTTTAGGACTTTTGATCCCGTTTTCCTTGCTTCTTGACCTCATTATATATCAATGTGCATTTATATACAAGTCGGAGTATTGCACAATGATATAAATGTGTATTTATGCAAATTGTATAATTGTGCATTGATATATATTATGATATAGTAAAGACGGGCGGATCATACCGCCGGATTATTTGAACATTGAAAAATACATATTGAAAAGAGGTGATTTAATGGGAAAAACAAGCGCGGCACAAGTAGCGGCTTCTATTCGTTACAATGCCAAAAACACAACAAGGATTGCTATATCTCTAAATAATAATACAGATAAAAAAATTATCGATCATTTAGAGAAGCAGCCAAACAAACAAGGCTATATTAAAAGCCTCATTATTAAAGATATGAAGGGGGGTGACAATGAATGACTATTCAGGACGCTTTAAAACTTTATAATATCCCGTATATGATCGAAACAGAAACAGCCGCGCCGGGGTTTACTTCTTATAAACTAAAGCCAACGGCGGCGGGCGCGACAATTCAAAAGTTAAAAACGCGCCTTAATGATTTGAATATTGCAACGGGTGACAATCTGGAATTAATACAAGATCAATCAGGGCTTTATATAAGAAAGAAAACAGCCGCCGCAATATATAATTATTTCGATTATAACGGTTATATTGATTATAACGACCCGGCTATACCTTTTATTGTAGGATTCAATCAATCCGGCATTGTTCTTGATAACATAGCGGCGGCGCGTCATATGCTAATAGCAGGAACGACCGGAAGCGGCAAAAGTGTTTTTTTACATAACTTGATAACAACTTTCTTATGTAATAAAAATAACTATTTGTATTTGGTAGATTGCAAACAAGTTGAGTTTTCATTATATGAAAAACACGCGCTTGTAGCTTGTGACGTTTTCGGGGATCAATCCGCGGCGCGGTTCACTTCTGAATTAGTGGACATAATGCAAGATCGATATTTACAAATGAAAAGCGCGGGCGTCAATGACTTTTCAGAATTCCAGAAGATAAACCCAAAAGAAAAACGGCATATATTAATAATAGATGAATTGTCCGACCTTTTGTCGGATCATCAGGCAATAAAAGTTATTATCCCGCGACTTTTAAGGTTAGCGCAAAAAGGGCGCGCCGCCGGGGTTCATGTAATTTTAGCAACGCAACGCCCGGACGCGTCCGTTATTAATGGAACGTTAAAAGGGAATATTCCAACCCGAATATCATTTCGGACTATATCGAATATTGATTCTAGAATAATACTGGATCAATCAGGGGCGGAACGTCTAGCGGGTAACGGTGACGCGCTATACTTGCGTAATGGTTCTATGAATTTGGAACGCGTCCAAAGTCCATATATTAGCATTGAGGACATAAAAAAGATATCATAGCAGCATAAAAAAAAGGACTCTGATATAATATCAGGGTTCTTTTTTTATGGTTATTTTTTCGAACGTATTTTCGCGAACGTCTGTTTATGCCCCGATCTGCTCCCTCATTTTTTGCCCTCAAAATGACGGGTGATATTTTTGACCGTTTGATACGAACATCCATTCGCCAAAAAATTTGATTTTTGTTTCTGCCGTAATTTTTTTACGGATATTTTGCTAGTACGCGGCTTTTGATTCTAGTACGCGCCTTATTTCTTTATCAACCCGGTTTCAGGATCGTAACCTTCTGGGCGGCGTTCATCCTGCCAATCTGTCAGCCTTGCCCTTGATTTCTCGCTACTGTATCGGTAGAAGTAGTCCTTAACCGTATTAACTGTCCTATCAAGTTCTCTGGCTATGTCTTCCCACTCCATGTGATCTTCTTTACGCATCTTAATGATCTTTATAGCCATATCCTTACGTCTGCCGCCACGTTTTACGGGTCTTTTCGGTTTCTCCGGCGGTCTATAATCAGGACGCAATTTATACAAATCAGCGGTCTTGACATACAATGCCCAACCTTTAACGTCAAATCCGCCTTGTGCAAGGTATTTGTACGACTTAAAGGATCGCACCTTACTTCCGTGAAGTTGACTTAAAATATGATCTACTTCATCTTTTGAATCGTAAAATCCGTATATCTCATACCCACGTTCTGCGGCTGTGCGTTCCGCTTGATTATTAACACCAAAAAACCCATTCATACTCTTACCCTATTTAATTTTCTTTCTCCGTGTATCGCGTATATAATTCCATGGCAACTTTCATCTTTCATATCTCCCTTAACCTCTGCCCGATCATAGCTACAACCCGGTTAAATGCAGCCTGACCTTCTTCCTGCGTTAAAAAATTCATGCTCATAAGGTAGCGAATGTTCTTGACCGCCTGATTAACAAATCCCTGCGTTAGTACGTCAACTTTTAACCCTAAAGGCTCTAGTACGCGATTTATGTCCTCTCCGTTTGCAAACTCTTGTAAATTCATCCTATTCTCCCTATTATCCCGGCTAAAAACAAATCTGTAAAGTGTATTGCTTCTGCCGTTGTGAATCCTTCATCAATAAGTGCCTCATAATAACCCCTTGTGGCTCTTGCAAGTTGCTTTCCGGCTTCTTCCATATCCATTGCCATACTTTCACCAACCATGTCCTGCAACATCTTCTTAAAATTCTCTTTTCCGTCCATTCTTTCTTCTCCCTTCACGGATTCTTACTCTCTATGTTCCTGATGTAATCCTGCATCCGACTTATGATGCCGTTATCCACCGAAAATCCTTCCGTTTTTGCCCTTGTCAGATACCATTTAGCCTTATCCAAGTCCTCTGATCCGTTCTTGTGCTTCCACCGCCAAATGTACTTGAAAGCATTTAGTACGCAAAAATCGTACACCGCTTCGTTTCCGAAAATCATCTCCATAGCTTCGATACATTCAAGAGAAGTTGAACTCTTGTAATGATCTGGGTTAATGTTGTCTTTGCTCATCCTCTTATCTCCTTATAGTAATCGCCTATATTGTTTGCCGTGTTCATCCATTTCCTTGTCATGCGCCCTATGTACTGATCCTTAACACCGGGGGTGTCTATGATCTCCTGCAACTTATCAAGTACGTCAAGTGCAAGTGCCGCCCGTGTCATTGTGTCAACCAATTCCGGGTCAACTGTTTTGTCTAATAGTATCTCCCTGATCTTATCTGCACATTCCCTATGCGTTTGAATCGTCCTTGCTTTTTCCATTTTTCTTTTTCTCCCTATATAGTCTATCCGTTATTCCTGCGCCTATCCCAAATCCCGCCAAAAAATACATTCCGCAAATCAGGATCAAGTCGAAATTCTCTTTTATAACATCTTTGATAACCTCAATCATCACGTCCTCTTTTCTTAAATACCTTGTACCATTTCTCACTTTCAGTAATGCCATGCCATACAATGCCGGATATCGTGAAAATAATTATCAATAATAGAATCCCCAAATATAACATACTCCCCGCTCCTTTCACTTTGTGTGCTTATCAATGATTTCAAGTACAATATCAATCATTTCGTTGCGTTCTGCGTGAATTAGTTTGTCATCCTTGTATTCTGCTATCTCCTGCCGTATCTGCTCAATCGCATCTAACGCTTTAAACGCTCTGTCTATATCCTTTTTTGTTTGTTCGCTTAACCTCATCTTTGCCGCCTTTCTATGTCGTTTGTGCCAAAAAAGAACGCAAGCACAAAACATAAAATCTGTATTGAGAAAAAGTCCTCGGTGTATGTCAATGCTATTCCAAAAACAAACTCTTGTAATGTTATAAACAAATCCGTATGTACTATCTTCATTCCTTGCCGCCTTTCTGATATAGTGCGTTCCACCAAACCGCATCAAACTCATATTCTTCTCTGACAACATCATCCATTCTTCTAATCCATTTCGGCTTAAATAATGCCTTTATCACATCCCCATTTGTCGCATTATCGTGTATAGGTGTGCCGTTCTGAATTGCTTTGTATAATTCTTCGTTATCTTCTTCGGGAATAAAACCACACTCTTTCATATCTTCAATTACATATTCGGATATCTCAATTACTATCTGCATCTTCGCTCTCCTTCCACTTAAAACCCCTGCAACTATTCCACCAAAACCGACCTTTGCTAAAAAACTGACTTTTAGTATTTAAACACCCCTTTATTTCGTTCTGTTCGATAATTACGCCATAATATTTACAGTGTTCGCACTTTCTGCTTGATTCTTTTGTTTTATCTATCTGCATCGCTACTCTCCATTTCTGTATGGTTATTCCATGTGTACCGATAATTGCGTGTATCATATCCGCACATAGGGCATGAATACCAACTGATAAGTATTCCGTATTTGTAGTCGCAGTTCCATATCATCCACGAACCGCATTTACATTTCATCATTATTTACTCTCCATTTCTGCACCGCAATTAGGGCAAAAATCTGTCTGCTCATTTGCATCACACTCACATTCTGAACAGTAACAATAATATGTTCCGTCAATATCATATGGATTTTTAGGTTCTTTCCAATGCCCTTGCCCTTTATGTCTGCTCGGTGTGACGGAAGGCATACCCTTAATAGCCTTAATAACATCGTCATAATGGATATATGGAA